ATTAACTAAATTAAAATTTACTAAATTAACTAATTTATTACATAAGTATTTAAAGGTTTGCGTTCAAAAATGAATATAATGTCTCAGTCTAATAAAAATCAATCTACAAATACAAATACAAATACAAATACAAATACAAATACAAATGAAGGAAATGTCTTAACTATTAAAACAGTTCAAATCGCCCCTTTTCGCACTTTAATGACCGCCTTAAAAGACATCCTTTTAGAAACAAATATTTCATTTCAACCCGATGGTATCCGAATTATCAACATGGACAAGTCTCACACCATTTTAGCTCATCTATATTTGGCCGCACAGAATTTTGAGTCGTATGAGTGTAAGCAAGAAAAGATCATTATCGGCGTCAACATGTTTCATCTTTTTAAGCTAATTAATTCAATCGACAACGACGATACGCTAACGATTTACATCGAAAACGCCGACTATTTTGACGGCATCGTTTCTTATTTGGCCTTGAAATTTGAAAACGGCGATATTAAGCAATGTAAAACACAAAAGCTGAAATTGATTGAACCCGAGCCAGAAGAGCTTGAATACCCTGATGTCAAGTTTAGCTCTATTATCAATCTGCCTTCCGCGGATTTCCAGAAGATTATTCGTGACCTTTCCTGTATTTCCGACAAATTGGAAATCAAATCGGTTGGCAACGAGCTCATATTTAAGTGCAAGGGACAATTCGCCGAAGCGGAAATTCATCGAGCGGAATCGGATGGGTCGATGGGATTTATTTTAAAGCAAGATTCGTCTAAAATTATTCAGGGGGAATTTTCTCTCAAAAATCTGGGATATTTCATCAAATGCACGAATTTATGCTCTCAAATTGAAATCTACTTGGAGAATGATTTGCCTCTGGTTGTGAAGTATGATGTGGCGAGTTTGGGATCAATACGTCTTTGTCTCAGCTCGCTACCGTAACCATAGTAACAATATAGCTTACCATAAATGCTCCCATATTTTTATAAAGTAAATATTTTTTTATAAAAATGGATACACATTATTAGATGCGACTTACACAAATCAGCTAGAAAAATTAAAATATATCGCATCATGCGGACACGAAAATACAAGCAGTTTTAAACAAATTTAAAAGGAGCTGGTATAAAATGTTTCGAAATATATTATATAATTTAATTCAAATTCTAATTAAATTATATATTTTAATATATATTATGTCCTATAAAAGCTACAATAATTATTTAGGGTCGAATCGTTGCTGTAATACAGCCAATTCTAGTTCAACAAAAGGAGCCCAGGGGGCTCAAGGTACAGGAGGCCAAATTGGCCCCGCCGGCCCCGTTGGACCCGTTGGACCAGGAGGGACAGGATTACAAGTAATAGGACCATTTGATACAATAGGCGCCACTGCTTCTATATTACTATCATATCCTTCCGAACCCGGGACAACTGGAATTTATTACACAGATGCGATAAAATTATATAATTCCGGCACTGGCGTCACTGGAACAGATATACTTTTTAATGGCAATTTAATACCTGATTTAACGAATACTTATACATTAGGCACGCTAGAAAATACATGGAAAAGCATCAATATTGGTCCAGGAACGATAACATTTGTTTATCCAGGAGAAGTTATCACAGCAGCAATATCAGCAAATATAGGCAGTTTAATTTATACTGAAACAGGTTTTGCTACACCCTTTATAAATATTGGCCCGGCAATAGACCAGTTATTACCATTTGGGACCGCTGCTGGCTGGCAAATTGGAAGCACGGGAACATTAGATTCCGAATCTTTTGATTTAAAAGCACAAAAAATTGGAAGCACGGGAACATTTGGTCCTTTGTATTCGTTAATAAGACCCTTAAATGTAGGGATTTATGGTTCCTCTGGACCAACCGGCACCACATTAAATAAAAATATAGCAAATTTATATTTTAACGCGGATGAATTTAATTTAGATTATGTAACCGGGGAAACTGGTATGACTGGACTGACTGGATATATAGAACCTTATTCGGCGGTTGTGGCTTTAAAATCCTTAATAATGGGCCCGCAAGGTGCTACAGGCGTACAAGGTGCTACAGGAGTACAAGGTGCTACAGGAGTACAAGGTGCTACAGGCGTACAAGGTGCTACAGGATTTCAGGGATCAACGGGTTTTCAAGGTTTTCAAGGATTTCAGGGATCAACGGGATTTCAAGGATCAACAGGTTTTCAAGGTGCCACAGGTTTTCAAGGTGCTACAGGATTTCAAGGTTTTCAAGGTGCTACAGGATTTCAAGGTTTTCAAGGTGCTACAGGATTTCAAGGATTTCAAGGATTTCAAGGATCAACTGGTTTTCAAGGATCAACTGGTTTTCAAGGCGCTACTGGATTTCAGGGATCAACGGGATTTCAAGGTGCTACTGGAGTACAAGGATTTCAAGGTGCTACTGGATTTCAAGGTGCTACTGGAGTACAAGGATTTCAAGGTGCTACTGGAGTACAAGGAACGCAAGGATCAACGGGATTTCAAGGATCAACGGGTTTTCAAGGATCAACGGGTTTTCAAGGATTTCAAGGATCTACAGGTTTTCAAGGTGCTACAGGAGTACAAGGTTTTCAGGGTGCTACGGGAGTACAAGGATCAACAGGCCCACGGCGCTCTACAGGAAACACAATAAATGTAGATTGTGTTTATGGTGATGACCTTGTAGCAATTACGAATCCGTATTCATATCCTTTTAAAACTATTACTGCTGGATTAACAGCTGCTGGATATACAGCAGGACAATTAGTTATAGTTAATGCAGGAACATATAATGAAAGTATTATCATTCCACCAAATACATCATTAGAAGGGACTGGAACTCAAGCAGTTGTAATTCAAAAGTTAGGAGTAACTGGCGCGACAACATTAATTCAAGTAAATTCAAATTGTCGTGCTGAAAATTTTACAGCAAATTTATCTTCAATCGCAAATGTTAATTTAACGGGAATAGAATTTCTCGATGGTTCATCGACTACTGCAAAATTGCGTAATTCGGTTTTTACAGTATCCGGATGGACAGGAGCGACGGGAGGAAATATTTATGGTGTTAGATCGGGAGGAACCGGACCTATACCATCGGCATATGTAAGCGCAAACGCAATTCAGCGTTCTACGATAAATGTAGTAAGTAGCAGTAATGGTTTAACTAGAGGAATATATATAGATGGTGCGAATCGATTTTCCGTAAGAGATATGGTAGTATATGTAAGTGGTAACACTGGAGCAACAGGAGTAAATATTATAGGAATAGAAACGGGGGTAACAGGAGCTTATGCGGAAGTTAAAACTTCCACCATTAATGGAACTTTAACTGTAAAAGGAACAACAGGAACATTTGTAAATGGAACAGCTTATGATATTAAAGGATATACGGGAACGGTACCTACTATTGTTTTGGGCGCAACAGATTTATATAATAAAACCGCTGACGGTAATTCATTAACGCCTGCGCAGGCACCGTCGACATTTCAGTTTGGAATAATAGGTAATCTCAATTCGTCGACAAAATATAATCTTGTTCCAGGAATATGTAAGGAACCAGACTTATATACTGTCGCTGCTAACACATTTCCAATTCCAATAATTAATTCAGCATTAATTATATCAATTGTAATGAGTTGTAATAAGGTGCCGGCAGCGTTAAGCAGCTTAATATTTAACCTTTATGATTTGCCTACCTCTTCTGGAGCGCTTGGTACGCCAGTATTAACATTAACATTATTAGCAGGAGTAAAAACAACTTCATTAATCAATAAATCATATACTTATCTATCAGGTCGGTTTTTATACGCGACATTAGACACAGTTGGGAATCCAGAGTTTATGTCAAAAGACGCAGTTTCTATAACTGTCAGTTATTATTAAGTATTCAAACAAATAAGGAAATAGTAAGGAAATAATATATTATATTTTAAAAATATAATATATAATATGTCCTATAAAAGCTACAACAATTATTTAGGGTCGAATCGTTGCTGTAATACAAATACTTCAACAAAAGGGTCGCAAGGGGCTCAAGGCATGGCAGGACCAATTGGACCCGCTAATTCAGGAGGAACTGGTGGGACGGGAACGGGCGCACAAGGCGCAACAGGAGCACAAGGATTTCAGGGCCTTATAGGAGCACAAGGCGCAACAGGAGTACAAGGCCTTATAGGTGTTCAAGGAACGCAAGGCCTTATAGGAGCACAAGGCGCAACAGGAGTACAAGGAACGCAAGGCGCAACAGGAGTACAAGGCGCAACAGGAGTACAAGGCCTTATAGGAGTACAAGGCGCAACAGGAGTACAAGGAACGCAAGGCGCAACAGGGACACAAGGCGCTACGGGAGTACAAGGACTTATAGGCAGTCCAGGAATATCCACTATATTTGCGAATTCTTCGCCTTGGTCAGTTCTTTCGGGCATAACAGGAGAACAGCGAACCTATATAAATAATATTGATTTCATCCCCCCCCTCGATTACTATCCATTAGGAACTGCGGCAACAGGAGGAACCAACGGAATAGTTTATTCAATCAGTTCAGGCGACTCTTCATCCAATGTGGTTCTTGCTGGCGTATACAGTGATTATGATGGTAATATATGTTCTAGTATAGTAGAGGTAGGTTCTACAGGAACATATATACAAAATTTTTCTAATGGAATAGAATCAAATCGGCCTATATATTCAACCTTTAAAGATACCGGAACAACTGGACCAAATAAACAATATATTGGTGGCGATTTTCAATATGATAATGCGATAACAACCTTAAATAATGTTTCTGTATATCATACTTATATTATTCCCAGTTCTAATAAATGGATTCCTATGGGTTCAGGCGTTAATCCAGGATTAGATAAACAAGTAAACGCAATAAATTATTACCCCGGAGCAACAGATTTAGTAATTGGTGGCAATTTTAATTATGATACAAATTCCGGGATTTTTCAAAAAAGGATGCCATTTATATCGAAATATTCCCCTACCAAAAATGTTTTTTCTCCAATACAATCCGCATCCACCATGTTATATGGAGTCGATTATAATCCAATTTTCTTAGATTTGTCATGTAATGCGGTAGAATCGGACTCTGCTAGCGAGTATATCTATTTAGGCGGAAATTATACAACCGCAGGAGGAATTCAGGCTTCCTATGTATCGCGCTATAATTTAAATAAACAATTTTGGCAGGCATTATCAGGAACCGTGGGCATTAGTCCAACTAATTACGGCGAAGGAACCAATGGTCGAGTATATGCTTTATTATTAGTCGGAGATTGGCTTTATGTTGGGGGAAATTTTACAACAGTATGCTCTGGCAATATTACTGCGTCAAATATAGCGCGATGGGACACTGTAAATTTTATATGGGAAGCATTAACAGATGGTTCTACAAATGAAGGAACTGACGGACCTGTATACGCATTGGCAACCGACGGAACTAATATATTTGTCGGAGGTGATTTTTTAAATGTCGCCACTGGAACTATACCGGCAACCAATATCGCTTTTTGGACTCCGAATACATGGACAGCATTAACAGATGGTTCTGGAAATGAAGGAACTGACGGACCTGTATACGCGCTAACAAACAATGGAGCTAATATATTTGTCGGAGGCAGTTTTACTAATGTAGCCACTGGAACTATACCGGCAACCAATATCGCTTTTTGGGCTCCGACTACATGGTCGGCATTAACAGATAGCGGAAATGAAGGAACTGGCGGACCTGTATACGCGCTAACAAACGACGGAACTAATATATTTGTCGGAGGTGATTTTTTAAATGTCGCCACTGGAACTATAGCGGCAGCAAATTTTGCGATTTGGCAACCATCTCCAGCATGGTTTGGAACATTGGTCGGGGTTACAGGGTTTAATAATATAGTATACTCATTATATTTAAATGGAACCAATTTATATGCTGGAGGATGGTTTACACAAGATACTAGCATAATTCTAGTAAATATAAATCATCTAGCTATAACAGATACCACTGTTTCCCCAATTATATGGGCTCCGCTACCAAATAATAATATACCCAGTTACGAATCATATTACGATTCACTGGGAAATGGCGTAGATAATACAATCAAGGCTATAAAATATGTAAATAATCCAAATAATCCGGGTATAATTGTCGCAGGATGTCATAAAAATTCATACGAATTACAAAGCATCATAAGTAGTAACAATGTATCTTATTATGTAGACCAGGGAGTATCGGCTCAGACATGGGATCCGCTCCCCTATTTAAATAATAAAAACGACAGTACAGGTGTTTATCCTAGCGGGGTATCTGGTCATGTGTATGCGGTTGTGTATGACGGTAATGACATTATTTATGTAGGTGGAGATTTTAAAAGTGCCGGTGGAATAACCGCGAATAATATAGCAAGATATATTGTTGGAAAGCAGCAATGGTTTGCGCTAACAGACTCTACTATAAAACTAAATGGAGTTAATGGGATTGTATATGCGCTAGCATATGACGCTAATAGCAAATTATTATATGTTGGTGGAAATTACACGAGCGCGGTCGGGTTAAATACGAAAAATGTTGCGCAATGGGATGCAAATAGTCAAATTTGGGTCGAAATAACCTCCAATGGATTTAGTGGTCCGATTTATGCGTTGGATTGGGACCCAATTTATAACAGATTATATGCTGGAGGAGATTTTATTAGCGCTGATTTCACAATAGCATCAAATATCGCGTTTTGGGATACCTCAAATTGGTTTGCTCTACCCGGTTCGTCCGGTGGTGAAGGAACGAATGATATCGTCAGAGCCATTAAAATGGCATCATTCAATCAATTAGTATATGTTGGTGGAGATTTCACTGCGGTTGAATTCCTAGGAGGAACTCCTAAACCAGCAGCAAAAATTGCTACATGGGACCCTGCTAATAATAAATGGACTGATATTGGCGGAGCAAATAGTGATGTTTTAGCACTAGAGGAATGTAATAGTAATAGTGAAATGATTGTTGGAGGTAATTTTACAAGTGTAAATATTTTAAGCCCAGTTTCCGCAAATTACATAGCAAGAGTCGATGGCTCTAATAATTGGAATAGTTTAGGCTCAAATAATGATGTAAATGATATAGTTAGATGCATTACTTATGATAATATTAATCCAACAGGGTTATTATATTTTGGCGGAGATTTCACTGCGATGACAACATTGTTTGCAGGAGTTAACACATCTGTTAAATATATCGCATCCGCAGATCCGGCTAGCAGCTATGCTTTTGACGCGCTGCCGGCAACTGGATATGGAACAAATTCAAACGGAACAAACGGACCTGTATATTCTGTGGATAAAGGTAGGGTAGGGTTTCCTATTATTGTAACAGGTGGATTATTTACTAAAACATATTATGATTCGAGCTTATCGACGCAAAACATTCAATACGGAAATAATGTCGTTTATTGGGATTACAATTTTACTTTTAATTTAGGTTGGAACATTATGAATTCGAGAATACCAGATTTAAATGGAATTGTGAAAGCATTGGTCTACACAGCCACTAATATTTACGCAGGTGGAGAATTTCAAAATGTATCGACAACACAAGCGCTTCATTTTGTTAGATGGAATATTGCCGATGAATTATGGTATCCGATTATATCAAATAGCGAAAATGGTGTAAATGATACTGTAAATGCTTTGGCAATTGATGCTCAGCATATATATTTAGGAGGTAAATTTTCAACAGGAGGGGGAAAGTTATTAAATTATATTGGAAAATGTGATATTTTAAATAGTCAATTTAGTCAATTTAATTTTATCACAGATATTGGTTTCAATGATCAAGTAACTAGTTTATTTGTAAACGCAGCGGACACCCTGGTTATTGGCGGATATTTTACTCAAACGGAGACTGGTTTGTTAACAAATCTTTACAGTGTTGCTAAAGCAAGCGTAGTAACCGACATCATAAGTGCTATAAGAAATCTATCGGGAACTCATTCGGGATTTAACGGACCTGTATTTGCTGTATATAATATTAATCCATATATATATTTTGGCGGACTCTTTTCAAATTCGGCATCTTTGGGTGATTTAACATTGAATAATTGTGCTTATTATGATGCTTCCGCTTTATCTGGTGTAGTAATATTAACCCCAGTTGGGACAGGAGCATTTATAGATACAGAAACATTAATTATTTCCAGCAGTATTACACTTCCTTTAAAATATAAATTAGCGAATCTAATTTGCAGTGATTTTGATCCAAACACCTGGATTGTGGCTTTTAGATCGATTGGTGTAACCTTTTAATCACATTTTAATTTTAAACCGAAATTAATATAATTTATTAAAACAATTAAAATTTAAATATAAGGTTATAAACCTTTTCTAAATGTATATATAATAATGGCATTTACCCGTTTTCACGATGATGCGTGTCGAATAACAAAACAACTTCAGCAGCAAACGGACCAAGGTCGTTGGATTATCGATGTTCCTGGCAACGGCGGTGACAAACCATGTTTTGCTTTGGATCCGCAAATAATTCCGCAAAAATGGGGCGGCAATTTGTGGACTGAAAGCGTCGATATTCAAAGCGCCCTTTTAGGAATAGATAAACGATTAAATCGCGATGTTCCGAATACTGTAAACGCTTTAACAAATAAGAGTGTCAATCCTTATAAGCGGTTTACCGTAAACGCAGCACCCATTTCATATCCAGTTTGCGACACCTTTTTGACAACGGACCAGTCGCGGGCGATAATGCCGGCGTGGACGGCTCGAGATTTACAGCAAAACCACGCATATATTTTGCCAAATGATCCGCAATCACATACAGAGATGAAGTTTGGCAACTATATTGACACGCGCATTTTAGAGAAAAATCATTTCAAAAGGGAATTTGATTGCGTGCCTCTAAATGACCAAGGTTATACGGTTCCGATAAAACAATTTTCTTCTGGTCAAAAAACTCGGGGAACATATATAGCAGGTCCTAATACTTGTGGAGCCAGAGGATCTTGTGAAAAGCTGTAAGCGACAAACAAGGCGAAAAGGCGTAGCCGATAAGTAACAAAACAATAAATATAAATTATATAAGCACTTTTTAAAAAGTATATATATAATATAATAATGGAATTAGCAATACCACTAATAGCACTAGGAGGAATGTATGTGATTTCAAATAGTAAAAATAATGATACTTCAAAAAACGCATATAATGAGGGATATACTAACAAAAAAAAGGAAAACTTTGACAACATGGGAAGAAAGTCAAATTATTTACCAAATACTCAAACTGCGCCTCAAAATTATCCAATAATGAATAATAAAGAGCTTATCGACACTGTCCAGGAATATCCGAATCCCAATACCGCCTCCGATAAGTATTTCAATCAAAACGCATACGAACAGCGAGAAAGAGCAGGGAAATCCGTTGGCGATACGATTCAGCAAGTATATTCATTAACCGGTGATTACTTGAATTCCGACCAATTTAGGCATAATAATATGGTGCCATTTAACGGCGCAAAACCGCACGGACAGACATATAATAATAACAACGCCGAGACCATTTTAGACAATTATGCCGGAACAGGTTCTCAAATACTTAAGAAGATTGAGCAAGCCCCGCTTTTCAAACCCCAGGAAAATGTTCAGTGGACTAGTGGTGCGCCCAACATGAGCGAATTTTATCAGTCTCGTGTGAACCCGGGTATTAAAAATAATATGGTAAAACCATTCGAGTCGGTTCGCGTTGGTCCGGGTTTAGACAAAGGTTATTCTGCTAACGGTTCTAACGGTTACAACTCTGGAATGGAAGCGCGCGACCAATGGCTGCCGAAAACCGTGGATGAACTTCGCGTGGCGACAAATCCCAAAGAGGAATATTCTCTGTTAAACCATCAAGGCCCGGCCCAGTCCGCGATAACTAATATCGGCATTTTAGGAAAAGTGGAGAAAAATAGGCCTGATACTTTTTTCATAAATTCACAGGATCGATGGCTCACAACTACAGGTGCTGAAAAGGCGCAGCGTGTTGTCGCCGAAGAGGTTCTCAAACAATCGCACAGAAATGAAACGACAACGCACTTAACTGGCACCCCAAATGCGGTCTTAAAAACGGCGAGTTATGTTCCAAAGCAACACGAGGCGTCGAAAAGAATGCAGCTCGATGCCGCGAACCATATCGGGCATTCAAATGCTGCTGGAACCGGTTCTCATTTGGACGGCGAAGGATTTTTAAAGAGCCACACGAATTACACAAATAGCAGAAGTGCTAATCCGCAACCGCAGATATTTGGATCCGGATTTTCAGGCGCGATTGGAGCCGTTATTGCGCCCCTCATGGATATATTTAAGCCGGTAAGAAAGGAAGAATATGTGTCGAATATGCGCGTCTACGGTAACATGATTGGAGAAGTGCCGGGCAACTATGTGCTAACATCAGGCGATTTACCTGGCACAACGGTTAAAGAAACCACCATGTATCGACCCAATGGTTATATTGGAAATCAACTGAATGGCGGCGCTTATGAGGTGACAGAGCAACAATCAATCACAAATCAGCGCGATACTACGACGGACTTTTGCCAAATAAACCCGAGCGGCGGTGCTGGAACCAAGCATGGCGCAAAACAGTATGATTCGGTTTATAGGCAGACTAACAATGAAGCCAAAGAGAAGTCCATCGTGTCGAGAACGAACCAAGGGAACATGGCCATGTTTAATGCGGACATGAATGTGTCGCATTCTAGGTTAGACTGTGACCGCGAAAATAACCGGATGTGGGCACCAAGTGCGGTAATTCCTAGCGGCCCTTCGGTTAAAACTTACGGCAAAATTCACACGCCTGCATTGACGAATCAGTGTACCACAGGCTGCGACAGAATGGATCCGGCACTCCTGGATGCATTTCGCTCAAATCCGTACAGTTTTAGTTTGTCAAGCGTCGCGTAATTCAAACTAACAAACCAAATTCAAATAACCAATTCGTTATATTAACATATAAAAACACTATTTTAATATTAATAACGCATAAACAATGTCTTTACCAATCCATGAAAATATCAAAACCAAATTGGAATACTTTCATAGTATCCATAAAATTCCCAATATTATCTTTAATGGGCCATCTGGTTCAGGTAAGAGCACTATTGTGAATGATTTTGTTAGTTTAATTTACGAAGGGAATAAGGAGAAGATTAAAAATTTTGTAATGTATGTGAATTGTGCGCACGGAAAAGGTATCAAATTTATCCGAGATGAACTAAAGTTCTTTGCCAAGACGCATATTAATTCGAATGGAGGAAATACATTCAAAAGCATAATATTATTGAATGGAGACAAACTAACAATGGATGCGCAATCCGCGCTAAGACGATGTATCGAGCTATTTAGTCACAATACGCGATTTTTTATTATTGTGGAAGACAAATATAAATTATTGAAACCGATTTTGTCGCGATTTTGCGAGATATATGTTTCTGAACCGGAATATAAGGGCAAAACTATAAATCTATACAAATATAATCTAGATGAAACCTTTAAACTAACAAATGTAAAACAGTCAAAGTCAGAGTGGTTAAAGAAGGAGCTTATAAAGCCGATAACGGCGGAAACAGATTTGATTGCGTTTTCAACCAAATTATATGAAAGGGGGTACAGTGCTTTAGATATAATTAAGTTACTAGAGGAAGTCGTTAATTTTCAATTAGAGGAAATAAAAAGATATGAATTGTTAGTTGCGTTTAACAAGGTAAAGAAGGAATTTAGAAATGAAAAATTACTAATTTTGTTTATATTGAACTTTGTCTTTTTGGATGTAGAAACGAGGTTAGACAATATATCTTTTATGTAAAGGGAACGGCCGTCTAAGGCCGACAAAGGCCGACTAAGCCAAGGTGAGTTAAAACTAGCAAAAAAAAACCTCTAATTCTTACATATAACAATATGGACGATTTTAATGTTAGTTCGTTGCATGAATCAAAGAATGAATGGGGTGCGAGATTGCTTACTATTTTGACGCCATTGGTAATCGAGGGGTTTAAATCTATATTCGACGAGTCGGTGAAGTTGTGTAAAGTAAATGAAGAGATGGGAAAATATTTAATGACATTTCAAAATCTGATTACGCGCATTCCGAAATGGAATCCTACTATTATAGAACAAGAACGAAAACGAATTATTGATCGAAGCGGTTGCGGATATTTAGAAGAATTGGTAACATGTGTTCATATAATTCAGTTAAAGCTATTGACCGCGATGCGTGTTGGTCAGAAACAGAAAAAAATCGACATCAATATACCTAAATTAGACGATTTCATCCACAAAGCATACATTAATGTAGCGCGAAAGATATATAAAAATGTTTATCTATTTGAAATCAGTATACCTCCTTTACAAATACAAAAAAATAATCGAGAAATGGAGACAATTGTTCAGGAATGTATTTTGAACGCGGTTAGAGAGAGCATCCCAATCGAGCATATTTTGAAAGCATATATGGACGAAACCGTGGAAGACGATGTCATCGAGGAAATCAAGGAACAAGTGGTCGAAAAGACCGAAGCATTAAATGCTAGAGGAGAGACGGCCTTTATTAGTGAATCTGATAAAAAGGAAGCCAAAGAAGCCAAGGGAGAAGGGATTAAATTTAACGATGTAGACCAGGCTGTAAATGAAAAAGGGAAGGAAGAATTAATCAGCGCCCCAAAGACTCTGGAGCGCTTAGAGGAAATAAGTAATTTAAGAAATATTCAAAGGAAAATGGACGAGGAAGCCGACGCGGACGATGATAACGAAATCTTGAAAATTTCAGAAGAAATGGTTGATCTAAATAGTTTAGATGTACATGTAATTGGCGAAAAATCGCTGGAACTGGAACCTAACTTTTTGTTAGATGAGATAGAGGTTTTAGCATAATTTATTGTTTATTCTTTATTGTTTATTCTTTATTGTTTATTCTTTATTGTTTATTCTTTATTGTTTATTCTTTATTGTTTATTGTTTATTGTTTATTGTTTATTCTTTAACGCGTTAAATTCAAAATTGTATTGTAAAAATATATTGTAAATGAGTAATATATTTTTAGTAGCAGGAGTTGTATCTGTTATTTTCTTTGTCGCTAAATTTTTGGAGATGCAGTATATTGAAAAGGAAAGTAAACCGCTGAAGATACTGATTCGAGATACATTAGTTGTGTATGTTTGTGTTGTTATTGGGAGCTTTATCTTGGAGCAACTGAGTCCAGTAATTAAAGATATTTCTGTAATCGAGAGCCCTGGAGCCTTTACGGATAATCCGCCGTTTTAATAAGGGAACAAGGTCATCGCTTCTTTTATATTTATATATTATTTCAATTAATATATAAATTAATTTCATAACTGTTCATTTTGGTTCCCTGCTTATCTACCAGTCCACACCTTAACAAAAGATTCGTATGCTTTTTTATTTTTAAAATCATTCGAATATTCATTATAATTATACTTGAAAGCATTGTGATGTTTTAATATGTTACCAAATAGCGAATGTGTATATTTTAATTTCGGACATTCTTGCCAAAAAAGTAATCCCATAATTCTTTCTAATCCGCATCGGTCAGTTCTGCTATTAATAACACGAATTAAATTAGTAATTCCGTATTTTGTTTCTAGCATCTCTAAAAAACTTAATTGAATATACGACATTGCTCCAAAACATAGTTCGAATTTTTCACCATGATTTAATCCCAATATATTTATATCCGACCCTTTAAGTCTTTGTTTAAGATATAAATTATGTTTCAAATTGCTAGAGATTCTTAATAAATTATCTAAATTATCTTTATCGTAATCGTGATGCCATAAAGGTAACACCGGGTAGCCGATGCGTTCAAATGGAATTCTTTTGTGAATAAAAACACTATCATGCAAAATGACTGCTCTGTCGAACCACTTATACCTTAAAAAATATATATATGGAAGTAGCTCGCCGCGTTTAGGATATTCTGACTGTATAATTTCAACATTTTTATAATCATGGTCCGCTTGTATAAAAGCATAATTGCTATTATCATCGATGATAACAATCTTCTTTAAAGGATAGTGAGTTCTTATTAGCTTTACGCACTGATTCCAATACTGATTTGTTAGTTCCGAATTGACATGTCTTGTTATTATAAATCCATATGACATTTATAATAATAATAGAAATAAATTATAATCCAATAGTTATTTATACAATCCAATAGTTATTTATACAAGTGACTGTAATACATCTATATCCATCACTTGTTCTCCCTTTGAAATTCCATTTTTTAAAATAACAAATTTGCTAAACTCTGGCCTGTCTAATTGCGCGCTCGGACTATGATTGTGAACACATCGCGCAATCATTTTATATAATTTGAATTCAGGATATCGCTCTGCTCCGTTGTTTTTATATAGAACATTAACCCCATTATCGTCAGTACACCATTCCACCATCAATTTTACAATTGGTTCACAGCTATTAATGTTTTTAATGCTATCCATGTCATCTATAATATAATCGAAAATAGAACACGCCAGTCGACACAAATCGAAGCTGAAATTAGGTTCAATTCGTGGTTTTTTGTCATTAAAATAGGGTTCCGTGTTGTATTGTGTAACCGCATCTCCGCCCGTTTGAAAGCTATCGCTGCAAAATAATTTATTGTCGAATTTATAAATTGCGCGTCCAAAATCAATGATTTTAAAAATCCTTCCAAAGGTAGGAACTTTGTAATACTTTTTCTTGTATAAATAATACAAATACTTTTTGTTAGTTGGGATATACATGACATTATTGGTGTGTAAGTCATTGTGAGTGAATGAAAATAGTTTCTGATACACAATCAAGGTCATTATTATTTGCATAAGAGCGGACATCCATTCGTCATGAGTTAAATCCGTATTCATAATTAAATCATCTAAAGTGCTCTCGCAGTTTTCCATACAAATAACCTGAACAGGGAATTTTTGAAGAGTTAAAAATAATTTTTCTTCTTCTAAATCGTAAGAACTTTCCGTTCCAGAGCCCGAATCGGAGTCAGAATCTGTTCCAGATCCAGATTTAGATCCAGATTTAGATCCAGATTTAAGACTCTGAGTTTCTGAACCACCAGATTTAGAATATGACTTTGAACAATCTAATTCATCTGTATCCTCTTCATCAATATCCTCTTCATCAATATCATTTTCATTCGTATGAGATGTTCTAGAGGAACAAGTGGAACCAGATTTAAGACTAGCTGATTTTTTCTGATCCGTAATATCAATAGAATTTGTAATATCAACAAGATCCATGTTTAGCATTTTCACATCATCTAAAGAAATCGAAGTGCTTGTTTCGTCATTTGAGAAAATGTTTTCAAACATAGATTCGTCTATTGATTTTACAGATAAATTCGATTTCTGAGAAATATTCATAATATTTAACGGCTTTAAACTAGGTTCCAGCATACTTTGACTCTGGATCAAATGCGAATAATCTTCTACCGTAAACAGCGTATTTTGTTGCTTATTAAAAAACTCGGATTGAACTAAATAGTCAATATCATCAATCACATTGATTCTGTAGTCGTTTTTAATAGCCAAAAAAGAGCCGTAATAATCTAGTCCGTGCACAAAATTGTGTTTATGTAGCACCTCGCTAGTTAAAAAGGAGAAAAATCCATCCACATAGGAGGAATTGTTAGGATCTTCTATCTTTAAATGAACTGGTTTACTCTTATCAACAGATGGCAAATTAAATAGATTATCATCTGTGTGATTATATTTGCCTACTAGATATTTAAATGGATCTAACAATGGCGCCATTTTAATGAATACCTTTTGAGTCGTAGCAAAATCCTCGTCTTCTGTTATATTTTTCAGTTTACAAGTGTAAATATGCTCCTTATCTCTATCGTCATCTACATTATCTTTATTATCTTTATTTTTGGGCTTGGCTTTGATATCCTTAATATCTGAAATATGCCACATGTGATTTAAATTAATAGCGTTAAAATTGGTGCTGTTTAATGAAAAAAATTTGTCGTAAATAGGTATATAATTCTGTACTTTAGATAAAGAAATATTCGGATTAGATTGAAATTTGTTGAAAAGATTTACATTCTTTCGCTTTTGATAATTTACAGTTATTGCCATTAGCTAATAAAAATAAAATTATAAATTATATTTAACTTATTATAAATGAAATAGCTATAAACTAACAAATGCCTAAACAAATGCTTAAACAAATGCTTAAATAAACTAACAAATGCTTAAATAAACTAACAATGCTTAAATAAAATGACCTAAATAGTATTTTAAAATCGCGTAAAATAATATTCTTTTTTTAAAATATGTTATAGTATAATAATGAATTTAGAGCTAAAACGTTTTGATATGAAATCTATCAGTTTTAAGCCTAATGAATCTAAAGGCCCTGTCGTCGTTTTAATTGGACGCCGTGACACTGGTAAATCATTTTTAGTAAAAGATTTATTATATTATCATCAGGATATTCCTATCGGCACCGTCATTTCCGGGACAGAAGAAGGGAACGGATTTTACGGCAAACTGGTGCCGAAATTATTCATCCACAATGAATATAATACAGCCATCATCGAGAACATATTGAAGCGACAGCGGCAAGTCTTGAAACAAATCAAAAAGGAGATGGAACAGTTTAAAAGATCTACAATCGATCCTCGAACTTTTGTTATCATGGATGACTGCTTATATGATAACACTTGGGCAAAGGAGAAATTAATGAGACTCCTGTTCATGAACGGTGATTTATGAACGGTCGTAGACCTAACATAAAGTGATTGCCGTTAAGAGTTATTCCAAAAGAATAGCTAGTGTTCTTTTTATTTTATTTTAATTAAATTAAATTAAATTAAATTTAAAGAACGCAACACTTCCAAATTGCGGGGATATCTTGCTAGGATTATGCTACTAAACCATCTAGGAAACTAGGATGGCGGCTTATGCTAACTACATAAGGTATAGTAAAAAAGCATAATATAAAGACAATCCGCAGCCAATCTTCTAAGTCCGTTATGATAAGGATATGAAGACGGTTCAACGACTAAATGCCAGTGGGCTGGAGCTTGTTAATCACTCGCGATGAAAGCCTAAGATATAGTCTAAACCCACTCGAGAGAGTGCTGTGCCCATTTAAAAAGCATGGATTTAATGATTTCAGAAGGAAATATCTGAATGAAATGGTATAATTGAGACACTGGAAGGTCATGTTAATAATTACAATGCAATATCCACTTGGCATTCCACCAGCATTAAGAACAAATATAGATTATGTTTTTATTTTGAGAGAACCCTATATCGCGAATAGGAAGCGAATATACGAAAATTACGCAGGCATGTTTCCTACATTGGAGTCATTTTGCCAGGTAATGGACCAGTGCACAGAGAATTTCGAGTGCTTGGTGATAAATAACAACGCCAAATCGAATAAACTACAGGACCAGGTCTTCTGGTATAAAGCAGACGCACACAATGACTTCAGATTAGGCTCAAAAGAGTTCTGGGAACTGTCTAAACAGCTAAATGATGAAGACGAAGAGGAGCAATATGACCCCAATAATGTGAAGAAACGCGGGCAAGGACCCAAAATTGCGGTGAAAAAGAGCAAATGGTAAAGCGCTTACTTATCAGGTTAAGCGGAATATTTTGCTTTCAATATATAATAAGATGTCAGTGTTAAATATCGTCGAACTAATTGAGAGCAATCCAATTTCAAAGCTATCAAATGCGTATAATGGAAAATTATTGACCAAAATAAAAGATGTATTTACAGATTTTGAACAACAATTATTTGTTAGTAGCTTTTATTGCTACTTAAATTACAATAAGACCACTGATTTTGTCGTAGATCTAGATAATGTGTGGAAATGGTTAGGATTTAGTCAAAAAATTAGAGCAAAAGAATTGTTAGAAAAAACTTTACAATTGGCATGGACTACAAAATTCTGGATCTCTTAACAGAGAAAGCAAGTGTAAATGAAGAAAAATGGGGCGGCAAAAATGTCAAGAAGTATAAAAAATAAAAGAATTTTCACAGATTATTATTACCGCTTGAAACCAAATTAAACAATAATATATATATATATAACCAAATTAATAATATATATTATTCACCAAATTAATTATAAATTATTAATCCAATTAAACCCATTTAAATTTACATGTATCACAATTATAAAATTTTTTACCTTTATTCGGTCCTTCTTTTTTAACAACTAGTATTTTAACATTTGAAGAACAATTTTCACAAGTTCCTTTGGTTTTTAAAAAACAACTGCTGCAAGTTTTCTTCCATTCCTTTTCCGATTCAGGTATTAATACATCGTCGCCGCACTCGATACATTCGATATAAATATGTTTTTGAGATTGTTTATTTTGTTTAAAACAATCAGTACATCTAGTTTTGTAAGTTTCTGTAGACATTATATAATCACGGCAATCAAGACAATTTCTAACAGTAGAAATACAATCATGGCAAAATTTTGAATCGGTATTTATAGACGCAGTAAAATCAATGTTACATTTTAAACAAACCGATGCTTCTTTTATTTGAACACACGCCGAGCATAGTTTATTATTGTCATGTTTTCTAGTCTCTTGCTTACAATTTAAACAAGATATTGTTTTAATTTCCTTTAAAATTTGTTTATTCAAAATTTTAGACTTCTTTTTAATTTTATTCGGAACGCATGAACAAATGCCATTAATGCTGCTGCTGTTAGAAGGGCTATATATAATTTTATCCTTTTGACAAATAATACATCTATTATTAATAGTATATTTCTGAGTTTCCATTTCAGATTCAGAGCTAGAACTAGAACTAGATTTATTTATTGATTTTTCAACCCTTTGTTGGTTTTTAATTGTTCGTTGGTTTTCTTTGTATCCTTGTGGCCATCCATTTTTTTTTTCATCTGCTCTGTCTCTAGATGCTCGCTGCATTAACTTATATTGCTCATCGTTTTCACTAATAACACGATGTCTTTCATTGCATACACTACCTACATTGAAGCTAACTCCTGATAATTTATTTTCAAATTCATAAACATGTTCAATTACTTGACTACATATACAAGTGTGCGACCCATCATTTTCAACATCGTGCCTATATGAAGCGCAAGTGAAATCAGAATTATCGCTATTATTATGGTCATCATCTAATTCATTAAATGCTACTTTAAGCTGTAAAAAGCTTTTTAGTAGTAAAATATAGCCTTTAGGATAGGTTAATAATAATAAGAATATAAATTTATCCTTTTTTTCGGGGGGTTTTCCATTATAATTTTCTGCCATAAATTTTGTTAGTTTAATCCAATAACCACCATAATTTTCTGGATTGGCAAATTTTATAATAAAGCCCGGTTCGTTCATACAAGATAAAATTAATTGTTTAAACTCTTTATTCCAAATTAATGTAGTAATAGCAATCCATTTTCCATTATTGGAATATTCTTGAATTTGTTCCATTGATAATTATGTTAGGTTGTCTTTAATATAATTATTTAATTCTTTTCAATTTTATTATTTAAGCGTTTAAATCTGTCTCCAAATCTTTATCCTTCAAAGAAAAAGGCCCACTTAGAAGCTCCGATCGGCCATAATCAGTCTTGCCTACCACAATGTTCTCGCCATCAAATAGCTCGGATCGAATATCCGCGACAGAAATGCTATCACCACTAGAATCACTTGTCAACGCCTTCTCCTGACTGGTTGCACTGACGCCAATCAAATTGCCTTCTGTGTCGATGTCTTGCGTCAAAATGTTACCATGCTTTTCCGCATTCTTCTTATTCTCATCAATTGCCTTCTGTTTGGTCTCCTTGACGCGAGTATCGAATGCGTTTTTCGCAGCGGATTCGTTCTTTTGCTTCTCCTGTGCGAGCTGATTGAGCTCCTCTTCCATGTATTCGACGCGACCTGTCTTGTAAGATTCTGGATCCCAAGGCAACCAAGTGCCAATTGGTCCCACAAAAATGTCAAAACTAGGGTCCGCCTCTCGAATAAGTTTAGCGCGTAATTCGGCCTCTTCTTGTGACGCAAAATTGCCGCGTGACTTAAATCCACGCACCGATGTCTGAAAATTATACTTAATATTGAATTGCTTTTCTAGGTCATCCTCCGCCTTATCCATAAATGTCTTGTAATCGTCGTCAATTGATGAGCTGATAATGCTGTCACGCTCTTCCTTGACAAACCCCTCATAGTCCTTCATTACATCCTCGAAATTCAGTTTGTATTTAAAAGACATGAAATTAATAAATTGATGAAACTTTTCCATGGATTTAGAAAATTCCCACTGCTTTAGGAATTCTTCGAAAAAGAACATTTCCTTTTGCTTTAGGATTCTTTCTGGCGTGATAAAGGAAAAACATCCGAATGTTTGCGCAGCAATCGGTTTATCTACATCCAATAAGTCAACATATTTAGGATTAGGCGAGCCGTCTTTAGTCAATTTTCGGTCAAATGCCAACTTTTTGGCGATGTTGGATTTCGATTTTCCGCTCATTATATATTTAATTGTGTTAGTTCGTTTAAGTATTAATTTATTTAATTAATATATTTCTTTTTATTTTCTTTTATTTTCTTTTTATTTTATATAAAGAATGGAAATGTTTAACACGAACGAACTTATTAAGCGAGTGATCAAGTATATCGTGGAAGGCCTAATGATTGCAATTGCAGCATATATAATTCCTAAGAAGTCCATGAACATGGAAGAAATAGCATGTCTTGCTTTAACAGCAGCAGCAACTTTTGCTATTTTGGACACATATATTCCTAGCATGGGTGTGGGCGCGCGTTCTGGAGCCGGATTTGGCATTGGTGCAAATTTAGTGGGGTTCCCCGGGGGTCTCTAACTATAATATGATAACAAGTCTTTAAATCATTTTAATATATAATATTCAAAATGTAATATTATATACTTTAAACAATAGTTTAAAAATATAACACTAATAATCTATAAGAATGCAATACACTACAGAAACTCTTTATCAATATTGCGAATCAAATAATATAACATTAATTAAAAATTATCAAAATAGTGAAATCAAAAGAGAAAATTATATAGAAGGAAATTGTTCATCCTTATGTTGCATAAATACGTTTAATAAATCATTCAGAAATATGGTTAAAACAGGTTCATATTGTAAAGTATGTATACAACAAATAAAATCTAATAATTTTAAACAAACAAATTTAGAACGATACGGTGTCGAAAATCCACTACAAAATAAAGAAATTAAAGAAAAAACGAAACAAACTAATTTGGAAAGATATGGTGTTGAAAATATATTACAAAGTAAAGAATGTCAGGGAAAAATTAAACAAACTAATTTACAAAGATACGGTGTTGAAAATCCGCAACAAAGTAAAGAATGTCGGGATAAAGTAAAACAAACAAATTTAGAACGATATGGTGTCGAAAATCCACTACAAAATAAAGAAATTAAAGAACAAATTAAACAAGACAAATTTAGAACGATATGGTGTTGAAAATATTTTGCAAAGTAAAGAATGTCAGGATAAAGTAAAACAAACTAATTTACAAAGATATGGTGTCGAATATCCGCAACAAAATAAAGAAATTTTAGAAAAAACAAAACAAACAAATTTAGAACGATACGGCGTAGAAAATCCACAACAAAATAAAATAATTAAAGAAAAAACAAAAATAACTAATTTACAAAAATATGGCGTTGAATATCCACAGCAAAATTCAGCAATAGCAGAACAAACATTAAAAAATTCGTTTAACAAAAAACAATATACAATGCCTTCAGGTGAAATTGTAGATTATCAAGGATATGAAAATTTCGCATTTGATGAACTTATAAATGTCGAAAAAATTGATGAAGATGACCTATTTATAAATAGAAAAGATGTTCCTGAATTATGGTATCTTGATAAATTAGGCAAAAAGAGAAGACATTATGTGGATATGTACATAAAATCTCAAAATAGATGTATAGAAGTGAAATCTACTTGGACGAATCAATCTAAAAATAATGTATTTGAAAAACAAAAATCAGCAATTGAATTAGGATACAAATATGAGATCTGGATATATGATAACAAGGGCAATAAGCTTTCTACACATTGATTTCTAAACAGTCGCAATAAATTCCCAATCCAATTCGACGCACATTTTTTTCCATGTTTCGTCTTGTTCAATCAATTTTTCACGGTCTTTTAGCAACGGAATCGAATCCAGATACTGTTCTTCTCCGAGCAGCTCGCAGAACTTAAAAAGCACATAATAATAGTTCAAAAAGTTGACGCGATAATCGGGGCAAGTTTTCGCATAAGGCGACTGGGTTTCCATAAAAAGGTTACACAGCGTTTCTTCCAGTTCAGGGCTAAATACAGGCGGTTTGATGCCCAATTTGTTTTTAATAAATGCGATATGTTCATAATATTTATTAAATCCCAACTTCTTTAAAATCTCTTTGGTCTTGTAATGTGTTAGGTGGTCCAAACTAATTCGCTCCTTTTTGATTTGTAAATGTATTTGGTCGATAACTTCATCCGGAATCTGCGTCGTTTCTTTGCCCTGAAATTGCGCCAAGATTTCCTTGAAATGGTTGATTTTCTTGTAAGCATAGAAACACACCTCTTTGGGTGGCTCTTTATAAGATGGTTTCTCGTTTTCAATAAGATACGGAATATTGACGGCGCACATATTACAAATAAGAACGCCTTCGTCATCGAGCGGAATCAATTCACCCTTAAAACAATGCTGGCATATGTCAGTGGACCTAACAAACGAGTTCATGTCGATAAAGGTTTCATCGATATTGCTGAGATATTTTTGAACAATATTTTTGTTTCTATTTTCGGTAATAGTCGCATTAGTATCTTGATTATCGCTTTGAATTTTGAAGAAATTAAAAAGCATTTGATTTTTAGAGGTAGTTGGTTTGTTAGATGATAAGGTATCGGTATTATTAATGTTTTTTTTATTCTCGAAATATTCAAAAATGAATTTAGAATTATCTAAAAAATAATTATTTTTCTTGGCCTTTAGTTCTTTAATTAATTCATTGATTTCATTGACCCGATCTTTCATGTCCATGATTTGCTCTATATTGGCGGTTTTATCAAGAGTTTTAATTTTCTTTTGTAAATCGACCTTTTCTTGTTTTAATTTAGGTATAGTATCTATTTCATTCTTGGAAAATTCATTGATAAACTCTTTATGCTTTCCATCCAATGTAGTAGTGTATTTTTTACAAACGCGGATTTTTTTGTTAGATTTAGGCTTGAAACTTGGCATTACAGTGTTAATATATAAAGAGTAATTTATTATTTAATTAGAAATTTCTAAAAAGATATTATGGGTTTAAAGCCGAATAAAAGTTTCCGTTAATACATTAAAGAATAATGAGTATAGCGACAGATACAGGTATTGATATTAAAATCAATATCGAAAATAATTTACTCGACGGTCAAGTGGAAATAAATCAAATAAAATTTAAGAAAATGGTGTTTTTATACAACGCATTGGACAACGGATGGTCAATTAAGAAAAAACTGAATTCTTATATTTTTACGAAAAATCATGAAGGGAAAAAAGAAATATTCGATGAGTCCTATTTGGCCATATTCATGAAGGACAATGCGAACATAAATAATATATTATCTTAGTATGTAGGTAGTGAATTAAATTAATAAAAACAATTAATTTAATTTTAGGAATATTTTTTTCTTTAGCAATATTATAAAATGGGAGGTGGTTTAATGCAACTAGTAGCTTATGGCGCTTAACAGCTTGGGTGCCAACAGTGAGCTGCTATCATGGGTCGTATATCTCCATGATGGGAAAAACAGTGTAAATATACGGATTGATTATTTATCAATCATATAACTCGCTAGTAAATCCACCTTTCTATTTTCGCTATGCGAAAATCAAAGGTGGAGCCAAAATAATATTGTTGTGAAACTATTAATAAACTATTTAGAATCATATGAAACTATTAATAAACTATTAATAATCATATGAAACTATCACAACAAATTTGGCTCCACCTTTGCTTTTGATAGGTGGATTTGCAAGATTGTCAAATTGCGGGAACTTTCTTAGAGCTTTAACTACTTCTTATTTATGGTGACATAAATAATACCATAGGGTAATGACCAATGGCATAGTAAAAACGTTAAAGATTGGATGATCCGCAGCCAAGTATCTTATATCGTCCACCTTTGAAAAGGTGGAGGCAAACTATTTCAAAGTAACAAATATCCATTTTTAAAGTGGTGGAACCAAACTTGATTGTTTGGCTCCACCTTTTCAAAGGTGGGAGCAGATATAAGATAAAGGTTCAGAGAGTAGACGGCAATCGGGAATTGATGATGGTTTTAGCAAAACCTGAAATTTCTTAAGGTGTATTCCGACCCTAGTAGAAATACTAGGGATCATCGCAAGATGTTTACCTTAAAAGCCTGTAGGGTAGAAAAACATCAGGGAATGTTGAAAAAATAAGACATTCATAAAGCCTTTTGTGGACTTTTCTTTAAAAAGAAGAACCACTGATGTTAATCAGGGAATTACTTGTGCACCCATCATAAGTAATAGAATAACCCTGGTAAGAAAATCAAACTGCTTGAAACCCCTAAAACTTATTCTACTAAACAATTTTTGTGAGAGAATTGTGGCCAAGACAAAGACCTTGGGTATAGTAAAAATGAATAAGATAGTTTGAACTAACAAGTTCAATAAAATGGGCAATGAGCATCCAAGCTTCTTTAAATGAAACAAAATAAATACTAATTAAAACAATATAAATATAAAATACAAATATAACATATAAATAAATGTCTTGCAACGAAGAAACAGAAACGGGCAGAATATGTGATAAATGTAAGATCAATTATCCAATGAATAACTACAGAAAATATGAAATCAGATTTGCTATAACATGTAAAAAGTGTTTAAACGAATTAGATAAGACAAGAAAGAAAAATCTCAGACAACAAAAAACTGAAAATACAATTGCAAAATGTGAAAAATGTCAAGAAGAAAAGGCATTAAAATGTTTTGCAAAGTTGAAGAAGTTTTATAAAAAAAAGATATGTGTTTCTTGTTATCCTAAATTTTTAACAGAACAAAAAACAGCGTGGTGCAAAAATGAACATAATACAAATATGAATTATAGAATAAAAAAATCATTAGCAGCACGATTAAGAACAGTTTTAGTTAAGAATGATTCAACTATGAATTATATTGGATGCAATATTCAATATTTAAGAGAGTGGTTTGAGTTCAATTTCACGAGTGAAATGAATTGGGATAATTATGGTTCTTTTTGGTCAATTGATCACATTATACCTGTTTGTAAATTTGATTTGACTTTAGAAGATGAAAAATTAAAATGCTGTAATTGGACAAATTTAATGCCAGTTACAATTAAATTCAATTCATCGAAAAAAGAAATAGATATGGATCAAATAGATTATATTGTGGAAAAAATAGAAAAATTTAAAGAAGAAGGTTCAACGACTAAATGGTTTTCGAGTGAATTTATATTAAATAAAGATCTTGCTTTAATGAAAGAAAAATGAAAGAAAATGAAGCAAATATGAATCACTTTAAGATATAGTCTACTCCTTATCGAAAGATAAGGTAGAGGAAATGTACAGGAAATCCTCAGATCACTTTTTGGAAAGTGACATATAGACGTTACACTAACTTTGCTATTGAATCAATCGAGCAAACTTTCAATGGGCAGGCCGATTTCGGTCGTCGTGTTCAGTGCGTGATCAGCCGCAACGGTGATCTCGCTTACCGCACATATCTTCAGGTAACACTTCCGGAGATCAATCAGCTTATGGGTATCGCCTCTTTCGCCGTTGGCGTTGGTTCCGGCGTGTATGCTCGTTGGTTGGATTTCCCCGGTGAGCAAATTATCGCCCAGGTTGAAGTAGAGATCGGTGGTCAACGAATTGATCGCCAATATGGTGACTGGATGCATATCTGGAATCAGCTCACCATGACCGCCGAGCAACAGCGCGGATACTTCAAGATGATTGGTAACACAACCCAACTCACCTTCATCACGGATCCATCTTTCTCTGAAGTGGATGGTCCTTGCGACTCCTTGGCTCCTCGTCAAGTGTGCGCCCCCCGTAACGCTCTTCCTGAGACTACTCTGTATGTGCCTCTCCAATTTTGGTTTTGCACTAACCCAGGACTTGCGTTGCCCCTTATCGCCTTAAAATCTGCAGGGCAGAAAAGCACCCAGCCCAAAACAGCAAAATTATGTTTTGGGAAAAATCTGTTTGAGAATTTGCATAACTCTCAGGTGCTAGTTGCGTGTTTTCCTGGATTGATAAATCACCGATTATTCAGTGACTTATCAATCCAATAAACATGCGGCAACAAGACCAAATTGCGGGAAGTTCCCAAAGATGATGGCTACCAAGCTGTAAACGAAAGTTTGCAGTGGCTGAGAAAAAAAACCTCAGGTATGGTAAAAATGCCACATATGAAGATTTGTCCTAATGATCAGGATAAATTTGAAATGGATAATCCGCAGCCAAGCTACTAACTCCGCCGTCAAATAAGTTTGACATTAGGATATGTAGAAGGTTCAACGACTAAACGGTTTTGGGTCTGAAAGAATTAAAAACTCTTGATGATGGCTTAAGATATAGTCTATTCCCAGTAACAAAAATACACCGAAAGGTGGGGTAAACCGTGATGTGCAGTATCACGAAGTCAAGATCAACCTTGATATCCGTCCTATTGACGAGTGCTTGTGGGCTGTTACCACATTGAGCTGCAACTCAGGCGCTCAACCCTCAAGTATCCCTGTCACCGCCGCTAACCAGTACACTCCTGGTCGCCCTGTGCCTGCCGCAATTGCATACAATCAGTCTTTGGTGGCTGCTTCTTTGTATGTGGATTATGTGTTTTTGGACACAGACGAGCGCAGACGCTTCGCGCAAAATCCTCATGAATATTTGATTACCCAACTCCAGTTCACAGGTGACGAATCGGTCGGAAGTTCTTCGAACAAAATCAAGCTCAATTTCAATCACCCCGTGAAGGAATTGATCTGGGTTGTGCAGCCCGATCAAAATGTGGATTATTGCTCATCTTTGGTGTGCGATGCTCTTTTGTTTAAGGTGCTTGGTGCTCAGCCTTTCAACTACACCGACGCGATTGATGCTCTTCCCAACGCTATCCATGCTTTCGGAGGCCCTGCTTCTGTTGCTGCTGATAGCCGCGCTTTCATTGATGCTCGCGGACTTTTCGAGGATGCCGGTGCTCTCGATTATGAGATCCCTACTGGTTTCACTGGATACTGGCATGGACCCAACAATCCTTACAATGAGGCTAACATGGGCGGCCCCGCGGTCCCCATTTCCACACAAACTGCTGGCGTGGATCCCGCTCTCCTTGCTCAACTCCAAAGCTTACAGTCAAGTGCCGGTCACATGGAAAATTCCACGGTATCTGATGCCGGCACTTTCGTGATGACGGAGACCTCTTTGGACCTCCATTGTTGGGGCCAAAACCCCGTGGTTACTGCTAAGTTGCAGCTCAATGGTCAGGATCGTTTCTCTGAGCGTGAAGGAACTTACTTCAGCTTGGTGCAACCCTTCCAGGCGCACACTCGATGCCCTGATGAGGGTATTAACGTGTATTCGTTTGCGCTGCGGCCTGAGGAGCATCAGCCAAGCGGTACTTGCAACTTCTCGCGTATAGATAACGCGACACTACAATTGGTTCTTTCTAACGCCACAGTTGAGGGCACCAAGACTGCTAAGGTCCGCGTGTATGCAACAAATTATAATGTGCTTCGTATCATGAGCGGCATGGGGGGGCTCGCGTATAGTAATTAAGGAAATATATAAATATATATATTATTCGTTAAAACAACTTAAAGACATTTCATATTATATAATTATAATATGAACCAACTTACAACCTCACAAAAATTGGTGGAACGGCTAAGAAATAAGCCTTCTTATTGTGTTAATTGTGATTACTGTTTTCTTCATTATGGGAAATATGAATTTATTCTTGATAACGATGATTTTATTGAAATAAGAGATCATTTTGAGAAAACATTTAAACTTGATTTAACCCATACATATCCATATTATAAAGAAAATAATAAAGAAGTTAATATACTTGAATATTTATTTCACTTTAAT